AGCCTCTCGGCTCCAGTTGGTTTATGCCACGCTGAGAAATCAGTGCCGAACGTAAGTCAGCATAATGAAAGGGACTTAAATGACTGTTGATACAGGAGAGGTGGCGCCATGGTACGACCCGAGAATTTCTCGGTATCGCATCAAAACGATGCCTATCCCAAAGACAGCCATGTGGTTTCAAGCACGGAATGGCCTTACACATGAGGAATTTCCGCCAACGGAAGTCGTTTTGGACGACGACCATGTGGATTTCCAATCGTGTGAGGACACTATACGGAATCCGGGGTATTACCTCGTATTCCAGGACCCTCCGCTAGATGATGGTGGAGAGTTTACGTGCGTGAAAACACGCTACGTTAGAGGAGCCACGGGAATTACCAGCCCGTGGGTGCACAGTAACCGGTGCTGGGGGGATTTAGTCCCCAACATCACTGAGTACATACACGAAGGTGTAGGTATTTGGTACAGCAAGGTCGGATTCCAACCCGATCTTGATACTGAGCAGAGTGGGACGCATCTCTGGCGTTTAGCCAGACCTGCGCAACCTTCTTTTTCGGTGCTTAACTTCATCGCTGAACTTCGAGAGCTCCCACGCCTACTTTACTTTAGGCTTAAGGATATCTCGTCGATTGGCGATTGGTACTTGGCATCGAAATTCGGTTGGGAGGCCTTATTCAGGGATATACAGGGTATGTACAAAACATACCTTCGTATCTCTGAACAGATCGAGTTCCTCATTAAGAATAATGGGGTACCGATCCACAGGCGGCTCTCACTTCCTTTAGAAACCATCTCCGAGGTGCTCCAGTCTGAGACTGGAGTATGCGGTATTAGCCTAAACACAGCCCCACGGTTTGACGTACCGTCAAACTATGAACAAGCTGGATATAGGCGGTTGTCGTTCACCAAAGACGTGAAGACCTGGTTCTCAGGCAACTTCGTCTTTTACTTGAACGACGGTGGTATCCCTTTCAATGATACGCCCGAAGAGCGTAGACGCCTTCGGCTATTGTTACTGGGGGCAAAGTTAACACCCGCAGTAATCTGGGAGGCACTTCCGTGGTCGTGGTTGGTTGATTATTTCGTCAACGTTGGAGATGTTCTTGCGAACCTCTCCGCCGAAGTCGCAGATAGGCAGCTGACTACACACGCTTATGTCATGCGCAAAACAACGCGCATGTATAAGGTGGAAGGTTCCGACGGATACTTCTCGGCTTCTGCCAAGAGGTATTTCGTAACCTCCGTCCGCCGCAAGGTGGACCCTTACGGACTCAACCCCGATGAAGAGCTGTCAATAAAACAGCAAATCATCTTGGTCGCGCTCGGGCTTTCCCGTGCGTAGCACAACTTGGGACGATCTTTTGTCCCTGTACGGTGGGAGTTCCCCACCATTCTCAACCACGGAGTGTCGTTATGGCTTTAGTCGATCCGGTTGTTATCACCATTGGTGGTACACCATACAGCCACGCGCGGACTTTGGTCTCCGGTCGCCAATCTCAGTACGAGGTAGCGGACGGAAATCGAAAGTTCACGGTTTCCCACGAGGTTGACAGTAAGAATAACAAACGTGGCGAGAGCCACCTTGTTAAACTCACACAGCGCAAGTTGACCACCAACCCCCTGATTAACCTTCAGGAATGGGTTGAGGGTCATGTGTGGACTGTCATCAAGCAACCCAGCAACGGTTTTACCGACACTGAGTTGAAGGACATGCTTGTCGGGTTGAACGCCTACTTGACGGCGACCATCATCGACAAGATCCTCGGGAATGAACACTGACCTGGGGGTCATGGAGCGGAAGAGGCTTATCAGCCTCTTTCAGACCATTACCAGGCCAGTACCTCCTGCCCGTTCGGGCAGAAGCGTGGCGTTTTTGCGCGAGTACGGATGGTTGCTTCAATATGCAACCGTTGGTGTTCGTACCGGATCTTCTGTCACCGAAGACTTGAAAAGGTTCTTCGGTGCGGCCTACGACGCTAGGATTGGACTCCTTTTGGAAGGGAACCATGAAAAGCCTAGTAGACCTCCAGTTAGCGGTTCTGGCAGACGCCAGCGCTAATTCTCTTGTGGCAAACCAGCCTATGGACGCGAAAACTATCGCGTCCAGGGTAGAACACGAAGGGCTATCGTTTCTCACGATAACCCTACCCGATCTAGGGAAGACCTTTGATAGGTCTCTCGAAGCCGGGGTTTGGCTCATCGCCCCTGCCTTCGCGAGAAGGAGAGGGGAGTCGCTCCCTGCATTTTTGCAAGGTTTGACTGGCCGCGTGTTCGATGTCGTCAGTGGTAAGATTCTTCGCAATCCCTCCATCGAGGCAATTGAAGGCATCCGGCAAGTTTGCCGGTTGTACCATAAAGTCAAGATGGAGTGTACTCATGAGCGACGGTTTAACGCCGAGCAAAAGTTCATGGAATGCGAAGAGGAACTCAGCGATATTCGGCCGAGTTCTTGGATTGACAAGAAGGCTTTCAAGCTTGCTTGTCGTATCCTTTACGGTAACGTTCTTAATGCTCTCAACGAAGAGTTGGGAGCATTGGAACTCATGCCGAGACATGGTCCGGGTACGACAGAGGATGGAACTCGCGGAGACGCGAAATACCATCACTGTCGTTGGTCGAAGAGACTTGACAGATGGTTTCCAATTTCAGACTACATATCCGTTAATTACGGAGAATGGAGCACTAGAGATTGGGATCATCTCGAGATGTTATCTAAGGGGCAGGAGCCACCTGTTAAGGTAGTTTTTGTCCCGAAGACTCTTCGTACACCGCGCGTGATTGCAATCGAACCTGTTTATGCGCAGTACGCGCAGCAAGCCATTAGTCGCAGACTAGTATCACTACTGGAAAACGACAACTTGGTTCGCGGTTCGATACACTTTACGGATCAAACCGTAAATGCAACCATAGCGCTCGAGTCCTCACGGACTCGAGAGTTCGCGACACTAGACCTCTCTGAGGCAAGTGACCGCGTACATGCGGCGTTGGTAACGTGGATGTTATCAGACTTCCGACACCTGATGAAGGCGTCGTTTGCCTGTAGATCCGCCAATGCTAAGCTTCCGTCGGGGAAAGTTATCCCGTTGAGGAAGTTTGCATCTATGGGTTCTGCTCTTTGTTTTCCTTTCGAGGCTATGGTCTTCCTTGGGATGGCTGTAGTCGCCGCATTGAAAACGGAGGGCGTTAAGCCCACCGTTGCGAGGATTAAGCGCGTCCTGCGTAAGATCCACGTTTATGGTGACGATATCACCGTCCAGAATAAAAATCTGGGCGAGACTATCTCCGTACTAGAGAGTGCAGGACTAAAAGTGAACCGGCAGAAAACTTTCTCTGCCGGTCACTTTCGTGAATCCTGCGGGACCGACGCGTATATGGGTACACTTGTTACACCCGTGTACGTTAGGACCCTAGCACCAAGAGATAGATGTGACGGATCGTCGGTTTCAAGCTGGATCTCCCTCGGCAATCAGCTTTATGCTAAGGGCTATTGGAGATCCTGTTCGTTCGTTCGCTCACTAGTGGAGCGGACGGTGGGCGTTGTGCCCCACGTGACGAAGAAATCGCCGATCATGGGGTGGCATTCGATGCTTGATCATTCCACGATTCACATGTGGGATGTTGCGCTGCAGCAATTCAAAGTACGTGGCTTTGCCATGTATTCGAAGCGTCACGCGAGCAAGATCGAAGGTCGAGAGCTCCTTCTGAAATGGTTTCTTACTCGAGGCAAAGAACCTCTTGAAGATTCTGTCACAGAGTTCACTCTTCCCTACGAATCAGTAATGAAACGTAGGTGGGCGCCTGCCTTACGGTAGGTTTTAATATCCAGGCTTCTATAGCCTTTCAGGGGACCTTGCGTCTGTTTAGCCGGAGTTCCGGCCGCAAAGCGGGTTGGCGTATCGCCAACCCGGAGTGCACAGCGTAAGCT